AGGCCCAGCCTCAAGTAGACCCTAGGGCCGATGAGTGGGCGCAGAAAAACAAGTGGTTTGGTGACGATGATGTAATGACCGCGTCAGTCTTTGCTATCCACAAACGTATGGTAACTCAGGAAGGGTTTGACCCATCCTCAGAAGAGTACTATACAGAAGTTGATCGTCGTATGCGTTCGGAGTTTCCGAACAAGTTTGTGGCGAAAACCTCGAGAGGAAGTTCCCAGGTCGCTTCTGCTGGATCTTCTGCTTCTCGTAATACTGCACAGAAGCGTGGAAAGTCGGTCAAGTTAACTCAAAGGCAAGTCATGATGGCTAAGAAGCTGAACGTGCCTTTGGAAGCCTATGCTAGATATGTGAAGGATTAAACATGACTGAGAGAAAGCCTCGAGCAAGTTCGACTCGTGAAAAAACAGAACGCCGCAAGCCATGGGCTCCGCCCAACCGTTTAGAAGCTCCCGACCCTCCCGAGGGTTATGTGCATCGCTGGATCCGATTATCTATGCGTGGTGAAGAAGACAAAATGAATGTCAACACCAAGCTAAGAGAAGGATGGGAACCAGTTCGCGCAGATGAGTACCCCGACTCCCAACATGCAGTAATTGATGATGGGCAGTATGCAGGGATAATCGGTAGTGGAGGATTAATGCTTTGCAGACTACCCGCAGAAACAGCCGCTGAACGTGCCGCGTATTACGGGATCCGGACCCGAGAACAGATGACTGCTGTAGATTCTGATTTAATGAAGGAACAACATCCTTCAATGCCGATTAGCAATAACCGGCAATCCCGTGTAACTTTCGGAGGACGCGGAGGCGGCTCTGAATAAAACTTGAGGTGCTCTCATGGCAAATTCTAATGGATCATTCGGGTTTCGCCCGTATGGTATGCTAGGTTCGGCCGCTAACACCACCGGTACGACTGAATATCGTATCGCATCAAATAACTCTAACCCGATCTTCCAAGGCATGGCGGTTATTCCGTTGGCTGCGGGAGTGATTGACGATCTGCAAGCTGCGGCTGGCGGTAACGTCTCTACGGTTGGTGTTTTCAACGGATGCGAATATGTATCTTCTACCAATGGTGAAACGGTCTTTTCTAACTTTTGGCCCGGATCAGGGGCAGATTCTGATTTCCCTGTAAGGGCTTTTGTTTACGACAATCCTGCACAAATGTTTACCATTGCAACGTCTAACGTTGTTGCCGCGGCAAACACTGAAGCGGAAATTCGTGCGGCGGTCTTTGCTAACATCGCGTTAGCAACAGGTAATTCTGGTTCGACTGCTACCGGTATGTCGTCTGCAACAGCAGATCTTGATACCATCGCCACTACCAACACACTGTTCTGTCGTATTATGGGCGTCCTTGATGACCCAGAAAATGCGGACTTCACTGCTGCGGGTATCCCATTAATCGTTCGCTTAAACAACCACTTCAATGCGCCTACGGGTTCCATTGCGGCTGGTACTGTTTCAGTAACTGGCGTATAAGGAAGGGTATAGATCATGGCTATTTCTCGCGCACAACTAGCAAAAGAGCTAGAGCCCGGCCTAAACGCATTGTTTGGAATGGAATACGACCGGTACGAGGGTCAACATGCGGAAATCTACACAACAGAATCATCGGACAGAGCGTTCGAAGAGGAAGTTATGTTGTCCGGATTTGGCTCGGCACCAACGAAGCAGGAAGGCTCAAACGTAAGTTACGATGATGCTAACGAAGCGTACACCGCCCGTTATAATCACGAAACTCTGGCGTTGGCCTTCTCAATTACTGAGGAAGCAATCGAAGACAATCTTTATGATCGTCTTGGATCACGCTACACCAAAGCACTTGCCCGTTCGATGGCACACAGTAAGCAAGTTAAGGCCGCTGCGGTTCTTAACAATGCGTTTACTGCCGGTGCATCGGCTGGTGGTGACGGTAAAGCACTTTGTGCCGCCGATCACCCGCTGACAAATGGTGGAACACTCGACAACGTGTCGGCTGCTGATTTGAATGAAACCTCTCTTGAGGACATGCTGATCAACATCGCAGGCTTTGTTGACGAGCGTGGCTTGAAGATTGCTCTTCGCGGTATGAAGATGATTATCCCACGGCAGCTTCAGTTTGTTGCTCAACGGATTCTGGCTTCAGAGCTTCGGGTCAACACTGCTGACAATGACATTAACGCGATGAAGTCTATGGGTATGTTGCCTGATGGTTATGCCGTCAACGACTTCCTGACTGACCCAGATGCGTTCTTCGTCATGACAGATGCTCCCCGTGGATTTATCCACTTTGAGCGGACGCCTCTTTCCACCAACATGGAAGCGGACTTCGATACTGGTAACATGCGGTTTAAAGCCCGTGAGCGTTACAGCTTCGGATTCTCAGACCCACGTTGCGTTTTTGGCTCTCCTGGCGTATAAGGGGCTGCACACCTCCCTGTGTAACCCAACTGAGGCGGTCTTCGGATCGCCTCTTTCTTTTTGTCTAAACGTATTGTATTGTTTTGGTATCCCTGACAGGCGCATTCTGTGTCTGACTTAACCCAAGACAGGAGATACTCATGGGTAATTCTACTTTTAGCGGACCAGTGCGTTCGCAAAACGGTTTTGAAGATATCACGATAACTGACGAAACTGGTGTTGAAACAACTAATTCCACATATGGTACAAACGCTTCTGTTGGCGGAACACTCGCCGTGACAGGCGCTACAACATTGTCAACGGCAGTCAATAGTTTGTTTGTTAAGCACGTTGCTCACGTCACAGGTGTGACAGTGAACTCTACCGCTGGCGATAGTCCTACAATCGGTACATTTGCACAGCCTGCAAACACAATCATCACTGACATTAAAATCTTTTGTGCTACGGCTCCCGTTATTGGAAGTGGTGACATTGGTTATGAAGTTGGTACATCTTCTTCAGGCGCACAAATTGTAGCTACTCAGGCTGACGAAATCTTAGATGCTGGTACAACAGTTGTTTTAGGTAACGTAACGATAACAGCATTAATTCTTCAGACTCAAGATGCAGCCACAGCGCCAGCCTCTGTTCAGTACGCTTCGGCAGCGCGTAACATCTTCTGTAACATCACTAACACGGTTGATGCTACAACGGCTGGTTCGTTTACGTTTATCATTGAGTACGTTCAGATTGCGTAAGTATTAATATGGCGGGGTTAACGCCCCGCCTACAAATTATAGGAGACTGCAATGTCAAATGTATCAGACGTACAGGTAGCCTTCATTTCGGATGAGGTTGCTTTAGACGCAGACGGCATATCCACTGCAACATCGGTTGGAAACAATGCTAATTTGGTTATTGGCGGCGCTTTAGCTTCGGGTGGTTCCGTCACTAATGCTTCCGGTAGAGTTGTTACAATCCTTTCTGCGGGGGATGACTCGAGTAAATCTTTCACGGTTACGGGAACTGACGTAAATGGAGATGCTCAAACGGAATCAATTACGGGGGCTAACGACAATACAGCTACCGGAGCTTTGTTCTTTAAAACGATTACTCAAATTGCCGCGGTGGGCAATCCTGCGGGAAACGTCAGTGCTGGAATTAATAACTCCGCTGCGGCCGTAATCAACGCAGAGAGAACTCGTCTCAAAGGGTACTCAATTGTGTCTGGCGGCACAGCGGGAGTGGTTAACTTTGTAGACACCAGTACTGCCGGCACTGTTCGTTTCAAGGCTCGTACTATTGGCACAGACAATACAACTTTGGACAACACCATTCCGGATCAGGGGCTGTTGTTTAAAGACGGTTGTTTTGTAACATTCACGGTTGGCACTATCGACATGATGAACTTCTTCCACGCATAGGAGTTTCTTATGGCTGGAGACAAGGCGATACCTCGGACTAAAAAGAATTACCGTTCCACTAAGTCTGGAGCGGGTATGACTGAGAAGGGTGTAAAGGCTCACCGCTCTGCAAACCCAGGGTCTAAGCTAAAGACCGCGGTTACGGGCACAGTTAAGAAGGGCAGTAAGGATGCAAAGAGACGAAAGTCTTATTGCGCTCGTTCTGCTGGGCAGATGAAGAAGTTTCCAAAAGCTGCCAAGGATCCAAACAGCCGACTCCGTCAGGCTAGAAAAAGGTGGAAGTGCTAATGCTGTCTAAAGGAAATCAAAAGAAGGTAAAGAAGGTTGTTAAGGGTTTGAAAAAGGCCTCAAGGCTACATGCTAGTCAGGCTAAAACTCTTAAATCCATGACTAAGAAAAAGTAGTTGATATGTCTAAAGATGCGCTCCTTGGAACACTAACCGCGATAGCCCTTGGGTATTGTGGTTGGCTGGGGGTGCAAGTTGTATCAATTAAATCAGACGTTTCTGTGGTAGCACATCAAACAGAGCAAATGTGGAACGAGTATATTCAGAGGAGAACTGGTCTTGACCATAAGCCGATCTCAAATGACACAGCAAATAACCAAACCTCCCGGTAAAGCATCTAAAGGTCTTGTGTACTACAAGAACGGTGGAGGTGTATCTGCTAAGTCTAAGGGTAGTAAAATCTGCCCGTCTGGAAAGGCGTGGGCCAAGCGCACCTTTGATACTTATCCTTCTGCGTATGCCAACATGGCTGCTTCCAAGTACTGCAAAGATCCTAATTATGCTAAAGGTTCCAAGAGCGGGAAAAAGAGGGCATAATGGGAGAGCTAAAGAAATGGCGCGACCAGAAGTGGGTGAGGATAGGAACCGATGGTGAGATTAAGGGTGAGTGTGGAACTTCAAAAGATAAGAAGAACCCTGACCGCTGCCTACCTTCGGCTAAGGCACGTTCTCTTTCTAAAAAAGATAGAGCTGCGACTGCAAATAAAAAAAAGAAGGCTGGCGCGAAAGGCAAAACCGTTGTTAGCAACACCAAAAAAGCTAAGGTCAAAGGATACAGCCTCGGCGGAGAAGTCAACGAACCCAAAAGGCCGTACAAAGGAAAAGCGGAAAAAGGGAAAGCGGTCGCGAAAGGGTGCGGCGTAGTGATGGCAGATAAGCGCAAACAAACGTTTGGCGCTCGGCAATTTTAAGATGAAAGACTTGAGGCTATGACAACATCAGGAACCAGGGACTTCAACATAGATGTCGGTGAGATCATCGAAGAGGCTTACGAACGCTGTGGCATAGAAGTCCGCACGGGATATGACGCACGAACGGCTCGAAGATCTTTGAACCTGATGTTTGCTGATTGGGCAAACAGAGGAATTAATATGTGGACGGTCAGGTCGGCCACCGCCACTCTGACAAAAGGAACCAGTGCCGTAACACTAGATGCCACGGTTGTGGATGTATTGGAAGTTGTGCTGCGCCGAGATGGAACGGACTTTGAGATCAACCGGATTAGTCGCGGAGAGTACGCAACTCTTCCTACTAAAACCACTGAGGGACGGCCTAGTCAATTTTACTTTGATCGCCAGATTGTTCCAATAATTAACCTTTGGGCCACTCCTGAGAACTCCACTGATCAAATCGTATACTATTACGTCCAACGTATTGAGGACGCAGACAACCTTGTAAATACAACAGATATGCCATTTCGGTTTTACCCGTGCTTGGTTGCTGGTCTAGCGTACTATATTGCAATGACGCGAACACCGGATCGTTTGCAGATGCTAAAGAC